AAATATCAGGAGTTTCTGCCCCTGTTGTAATTGGACCACGGATTATAATAATCGGTGCAGCATTAAGAAAGAACACCAGTGTAATAAAAATCAAAAATCCTATTTTATAAAATGTTTTTTTCATTTTATTATCTCAATTAATCAAATGAACCGTCATTGCCACCAGAAAGAATATCCACTTTCATCTTATTCCAAAGCAAATCTCTTAAACCGATTCCAATTGTTGTTCCGACATCTTGTGCTCGTATCTCAAAACCAAATACATCAGTAAAGCAAGTGTCAATCATATCATCACAAGTCCCTGTTCCTGCGCCCGTACAGCATTCATATGGTACACCTATATCCGTACATTCGGCATTGGTCCCAGGTACTTCAATATTCCTACATTCCCAAGTTAACCATGCATTTCTTTTGCCATCTAAAATTATAGGCTTTCCGCTACTATCCTCCCAATAATACTTAACAACTAAGGTTTTAGACGATTGACTAATTAAATCAATATACCAACCACCTATTTTTTGAGAAGATGGCACAGATAAATCTTCTGATGAATTTAATGTAATTGAATCAGCAAATAATGTTCCTGTAAAAATTAATGTTAAAAGTAAAGCAATTAATGTCTTTTTCATTTTTCACCACCCGTTATTGTGTTATTCCATATCTAATTACAATCGGCCCTGAATAACTATCAACCGTTGAAGCATCGCCACCGGAACATTCCGAGCCATCACCATCACGACTTACCCTAATAACCCAAAGTTGTCCTGCTGTAACATTTGACTTCCAATCAGTTAATGTGATGTCTGACATGATTTCCACATCTCCACTTGCACCCGAAGCATCAGCTGCCATCTCAACATCTATTCTTTGACCAAATGAGGCTGTATCATAACTGGCTGAATCTGCCACACTGTCGTGTTCAATTTGGTAGCAATGTGCTGCTGTGTCTGCATCGGCTAGTCGTATGGCCATATCTTCAAGCACAAGATCAACTGAGGTATCAATGTCGCTTGGTACCATAAGTCGATATTCCACATAATTAGCAGCATAATTGGCGTCATCAGCAAAAAGCGCTTGTCCATAGTAAGCGTTGCTTTCTGTGGTATCAATAGTTGCTCCGGTGCCGTCAGCCATATGTGGATGTGTTAGATGGATATAGCCATATAGTTTAACGGTATTTCCGGTAGCAGAGGCATCCAGTGTTTTGTTTGTAAATGTATCCGTTGTGGCTTTGCCTACCAATGTATCATTGGCGCTTGGCACTATAATGGCGTAGTTCGCATCTATCGAATCTGCCACATCAATGGTTATGCAGTTATCTCCGTTGTCTGGATCTTCGCAAAGTGTAATAAAGCCAGCCGCCGTATCACCATCACTGGGGATCGCCATATAACGTGCAGCTGCGCCGTTTCGTTGTGTCCAGATTTCAAGGTAGCAATCTTCCGCTCCCGTTCCCGTTGCAGAGCAATTGGTATTGATATATACGTTATCATCGAAGTCCGTGGCTTCAAGATCGCGGAAAACAATTTTGGGCTGCGAGGTGGGGCCAAATCCAAAACCCGTCATGGCTTTCCAAACCCCATCAGAACAAGTAGCATAATTGTCCGGTCGGATAATCCAGGGGGAGTCTTCTGCGTCCGTTGCACCATCATCAAACCAATAAAAATAATTTGTTTTACTATTGATGTGATAAGCAAATGCGAGATCATTTTCGGCAAGTACCTGGCAGTCGATGGCATCAAGCGCACCGGATGCCCCTCCCTCGATTTCGGTAAATGCACGAATTTTATTAGCTGCACTCTGGGAGGTGATTTCTTCAATTCGAAAAACATCCCCTACCTGCGCTCCGGGTGGTGCTTCAACTTGTGGCCCTTGAATTTGCAATCCTGCACATCCGATAAATATCAAAAATAAAAATAAAATTGGTAATCGTTTCATTTTACACCTTTTATATTTTGACAATAATTATTTGGTCATCACCATTAGTGGGTTTCCAGAATCTATTGTGTTGGGGTTCTATTAAAAACAATCCGTCTTCTGTGTAGCAAATATTGCAAGTATGCGGATCATCCCAACCTTCGAAACGTGTGCCAAATACTATCCCGAATGCCCATGAATATAGCTCCGATTTTTTTAATTTTCCTTTTTGGGCAAGCTCCATTCTTTCCCAATGAATTCTAGCATTAAGCTGGTCTGCAAGATCCTCGCATTCGCTGATATTGTCTATAATTTTTAAATTTGCTACGCTGTGTTTTTTAATCGCCGCCTGTAAATCAAAAAAACTGGGTGCAATAAACTTTCTATCCGTCATCCAGGGAAGATAAATTGCCGGCCACTCTTTTCGCAATTCGCTCGCTATTTGAATTCCACTAATAATCATAATTAATCTGAATAAATATCGTCTATTTCGGCATAATATTCATTGATGAACTGTTTTAAATCTCTGCCGAATTGTTTTAAATCCTGCTCCCATCTGTTTAACGGGAACACATCTTTTATATCCGGTATAATCTCGTCATAAAAATCGGCTAGCTGTTGGGGTTGCTGTCTCGCATAAACAATAAGTGAGCAAATAAAGGCCAGCATACTCAAATTCAAGTCTATCAATTCGCCCATTTTTTTAGAAAGTTTAGACTTTGCCAATCTCAGCAATCTGTTATTTTCTTCCTCTATGATTTCCTGGTCGGTTTTTATTCTAATACTGCCACCGTTTATAGTCAGATTGTATCTATCGGCATAGTTCATAATTACTAGCTGAGAATAATCTACCGGAATGCAATGGAGTTCGAATATGTTGTTATTTATACGAATCCAGAATTCGGTTAAATCCACAAGATCTATTATCTTCTCACCGTTCCATCTGAGCCGTTCAAAACCCACACCCTTGGGAATATCGCCTATTTCGATTCCATTTACAGAATCGAGTTTTACTATAATGTCTTCTTTAACTATCGCTTTCAATTTTCAGAACTTCCGCTTCATCGTATTTGTTTTCAATAGCTATCAATATTTGTTTGTGAAATTTAGTTAATGCCTTATCCATTCCCATTAACAGTTTCCAGCTATTATTTTTCGCATGATCCGCTGTTTCCTGAACCCCGCGCAAAGCTGATCCCATATTCGGAATTTCGGCAGCCAACCAATCCGGCAAATATAAATCGATTGTTTTTTTCTCCACAATTCCATCTGGACCGACCCGCTGAACTTCGACATCGCAAATTGTCAATTCTTCTCTAATGATCTGCCTGATTTTTTCTAAATCGTTTTTTGAAAGCATTTCCCCACCTTTATATATCTATGTATTGATGCGTATGCACTGCGGCTGCGATTCTCCAATTGCCGTTGCCGCTGGCGCTTGGACTTGAATTATTGGTCCACAAGTCCTCGTTTATTTTATAGTTATTATAAGTATCTGCAAGAATACCCCTGTCAGTTGTTTGAGTGCAATTTATAACCTCCCCATTGCCATCCGTATCGTACGATTCATCATTGGAACCACTTACATAATTATACCATTTATGATTATGGCTATTTACCGATATACCGGTTATAGACCAACTTCCAGCAGTAGCCCCTCCGGTTGTATAGGTTGATCCGCCTTTTATAGCGACAACTTTATCTGTCACCGTGGAATTCACAGCCCACCCGTCAATTGCAGTGTTGCGATATACAAGCAATAAATGAGTAGTATCCCCATGTAACAAGCCAAACCACGCGCTATTTCCGTCATCACGAACCTTCAAAACTCCTTCGTTTGCGGTTCCAGAATCCATGTCAAACCAGCACATTCCCGCCACCGTATTCGCTGGTGCGGAGGTTCCGGAAAAGTTACTTTTTAAAGTTGCAAAATTATTTTCTATATTCTGCAAATCTGTCTGACCGACATTTCCAGCTTGATAGCAATTATCTGTATAAGTTTGAGTCATGTGCAAAACTCCAGTATAAAATTTTTAAGATACGCATATATTTCATTGGTGGGGTCTGTTATGGATATTCTAACTCTGTAATATCGGGCTTTTACTATAGTGCTTAATATCTCCATTTTATCCACATAACTTGTAGGCGGCGATGTTTCCCCGTAATAAAGGCGTATTCCAATTTGCGGCGCTGCGCTGACATCAAAAATATCCCCCCAGCTATTTAATGCAATTCCTATATTTGACCATGTGGTGGAATTTTCTTCATCGATTTCTTTTACTACCAATTCGTCAACATAAACGATATCCCCATTAGACGTTGCCATTATATACATCCTAATGGTTGAACATCCCGTAGGGGCCTTAAATAAATGGCTAAATGCCGTCCATGAAGTAGCGCTTTCTTCTTTATATCCGATTTCCGGATCTATCCATTTGGAATTGGTAATATCATAAGTAGCAAAACAAAACTCGTCTCCGGCAGTGTTTTTATAATAACCGTCAAGGCGATACCACTTTCCGGCAGTTACAGAAATGTCCTGATAAATGCCCCCTAAATCCGCGCTAGTTGTTATTTTACAACCGCTGCCACTTTGACCGCTAATTTCTTCATCAGCCTCAGAATTAACCTCAGTCCAGTTGTCCGGCTCATTGGCTGTCCACCCGCTAAAATCACCGTTTGTTAATAGGTTAGATCCTGTTAATGTTAATGGTATTTGAGAATCCCAGGAAGTTCCAACCCCTACGACAGTATATTCGGTCAATACATAAACCATTCGTCTGGCGAATGAGCCCTTATCATAAATCTGAGAAGTAAATGTCCCATCCAACCGTCCATGTTGATGCCTGCATTTCAAATAATCGGTCGAATCATATTCGATCCACATTGTATTGTCATGCAACCCACCCCCCTTAGTTGCTTCAACAATAAACGCGCAGAATTTGTTTTTTGCATTTCTCACCGATATGCTGGTAGAGTAATTCAAAAAGCAATCATCGGAAACCAAAGCGTGGGTCGATCCCGTTAATTCCAATTCTTTATTCATAGATAGTCTTCGGTTTCGTCAATATCCGCATCTGACCAGCCGTCCGGAGGCCGTGTAAGATCACTTTGGCTGACCGTTGCCGACTGTGGAGTATTACCGTATAAACCGTTATTCCCCAGCGTATTGACCCAAAAAGTATAACCGCCTTCAAGTGGGGGTTTTACACCCGTTAGACTTTTATTTGGCGATCGCAAGGAGGCTAGGTGTATCGCGCTGTTCCATGCAGCCCCAACTCGAAATTCATACAACTCAACATCGGGGTCATTTACTCTCGGTGCCCACAAATTTATGTTATTTTGATTTACACTGGCCGTAAGATAACTAACCGATTCGGGAGCGTCATTGTATCCGGTTATGGATTGACTGACTACATTGCCGCTACTTTTTACTCCCCATATAGATACGGTTATTAATTTAATATAATAAGTTTCACCCTCTTCCACGGGATCGATAAAAAAATTATCCGTTACATTAAATAAATGCTCCCAGCTATTATTATCAAAACTTATCCAAACCTCTACATGCCGCAGCCAGGGATAATCTTCCGCAAATGAGAAAGATACATCCAATCTGGTAAAAGTTCGCAACCGATAATTATAGGTAGTTTCTGTCAAAGTAATATTTGTAACATTTGGCGGTTCCGTATTGGGATCGGGTAGAGTACACGTATAAACTGTATCAGCCGAAAAATTATAATCATCGTCATATAGCGCAGTTTGATCGTAAACCAATTTAAGATTTATCAAACCACTTTTTTGTATATCGGCTTCTTGAATTCGCATAACTTGGTTTGATATTGAAAGCGCATTGGAATTAAAAGTCACGACATCATGCGGTTCTAATTTTAAACAATCATCCCGGAACGTGCCACTAATGGTTCTCGTTAATTGAGATCGCTCCAAATTGTAAACAGCCAGATCGCTTGCCATTTTTCGGTCAGTGCAACCTATTAGTTTTAAGTCTTTGATTACGCCTTGCTCATCCCCAACCATTACATGGTCGGTTACAAAATCTTTTGCGGGATCAATAAAAGTAACCCGGATGGCGTCCGGTCTGGTAAACCTGCTCGGCTCGGCTATTGATATCTGGGCTTGCCCCGTTTCATTTTGGAGTATATGTTTATCTTGAATTGTCATCGCGGATGACTCATAATTCAAGTCGCTGTAGCGAAGATAAATTTTTCCATCATACCAAATCAGGTGCCCCCGGAAATGCATGCACAATTGATCTATAATGTCCTGCGCCGGTTGTAGGTCTATAAATGCACCATTGAATTCCCAACCCTTTGTATCGCAATAATTAGCTGCGCTTGTCCAACTTGTAGTATCTATTTTAGAAGAAGAAAATCCCAAACCGTAACGAGTGTTTGTCAGGTAATCGTAAAGACACAAAACCGGATTATTCGAATAACTGGTCGTGTCGTTTCTGAAATCATACAGACGCCTTCCACGCAACCTAACTAATCTTTTGGGCAACGACTGAAAATAATCCTGGTCATAAGTTAATTTCCAAACAATATAACAGGTATGTGGCAAGGGGTCTGTCCATTCCTCGAATTCTGCGGCCAAGTTACTGTCAACCTGTTGGTTCGCACCACCGGCATGGAACCAGTATTCAACATTACCCCCGTATTCAGTCCATAGTTTATCACCTAAAAACAATTGCTTTACTTTATTTTTTGTTCTTATTTCATAACAGCGCCCTTCGGCCAGTGTTTGTACTATCCACAGGTATTTATTATTATCACCGGATGTTCCAATAAAAACGTCATTTCCACCAACTTTTGTTTCTCCGTATATAATTTTAAGCGGTTCTTCTGTACTTCTGGTATTGGCACGCAAGCCGCGCGAAATATCGGATGCGTCAAAGTCCTTTTCCATCAACCTGTTTAAAACCTGACCGGCAGCGGCCAGGGCAGCGCTGATGATAACACTTATTAACCATGCTGGAATTTCTATACCAGACATCGAAACGCACCTAAAATCTTAAAATCATTTTTAGATACCGAAACAACTCCATCGGTTTCAGAAATACTTATAGCAAAACCATTTCCAGTGTCTATCCCAAATGATCGGTTTCCGTTAAAACTTTCTATTAGCAATATATCACCGGCCGTGACTCCGGATGCATCGACTTTTTTAGTTTTCGTTCCCAGATATTTAATTGCCACTTGCATTAATTTTTTCTTGTCCTCTAAATAAGCCGATCCATAATTTTCAAATGTAAATCCGTCGAAGGTCTCTGTTGAAGGAATATTAAAACCGCGATTTCGCAGGTAGTTTATTATTAGAGTAAAACAATCGACTCCATTTTGTAGATTTTGCGAACCTAACTTAAATTTCTTGCCCAACAAATTAAAAGTATTTTTATATAAACTCATGTACTCTGAATCCTGCCCCACCAAATTTCCTTATCGACAATGCTCGGCAAAAATCTAAATCCACCATAATGAGACGTATTGTTTAGTGTCTGGCACCTTTCGTAAGTTCTATCGCACCATAATCCCCCAGCAGTTGACGCGCATTCGGTTCCTGATGTTCCTAATTCAGAAGAATTAAATACAGACCAACGGCAAGATGGGGAATGCTTCATCATAGTGTTTTGGGACCATTGGTGAAATATCGAAGTCACAGTTACCTTTAATTTACTTTCATCAAGTGTCCAGCTATCAATTTCCCCTTCGAATATCGTAACTGCCGTTGCGTCTATAACATTATAACTTGAATTCAAAACGACAATTGATAAAACCACATCCCCACCCTGGGGGGTTCCGCCAACAAAAAGAGATGTCATTACTTCATCAACATTGTCTATTTCAATGGTGGCCTGATCCACTATCTCGTTCATTGAATATCGGATGGGTTGGAAATTAAACCCCAATGGATTGTAAGTATTTGTCAGCGTTATGGGAATATCGCAATCGGTATAGTAATAAGTAGTTCCATCACAATCCATCGACAATAAATAAAATGGGCGCAATTCTTCGTTTTCTAATTGAGCAATTATATTTGAACCAATTGATCTGGTCACGAATTAAGCAATCCTTTTAATTGAACCCCAGAATTAATTAGGCGGTCATAGAAATTTTCAAATGAATAAACATCTTCGGCAAATCGGCACCTGACTTTTAACCGCCCGATAAAATCGCAGGTAATTCTCTGGGTTGTTCCGGGCGGCCCCAACCCCCCCGCAGGACCACTGATAAAAGTTAATTTGTCTTCGCCGTCACTACCACCCCCGTAACTTATCGTATAGTTAGAAGTGGATACAGCAGCCGCGTTTAGATTTACGCTATAGCTCGTTGAGTCCTTGCTGGGCAAGCTGAATATTAAAGTCGTGCTATCTCCGGTTGCAACATATTCCGAAGAATACGAATGATAAGCTGTACTTCCCAATCCAGTATGCTCAAACCAACTAAAAGAACCGTATGAACCCTTTCGGGCACAATAAAATTCCCATATGGTTTCCCCCTCGCTTTTACTCAAGGCTTGGTATTGCAAGGTTATATCACGCTTGGGATATAGCCATTTTTGTCTCCGTTTTTCTTCGCCGTCTTCATCAAATTGAGATATTAATGTCTTGTAACGAATGTCTATATGAATCGGGTTTTGATAACCTATGCTTGAAGGATATACTGTCATTTAATCATCCGTATATTGCTTATAAGTCCTTGGTTGCCGCGCTGAATTGCCCCCACTGTCTGATTTATAAATACGTCTCTGTTGCGATCTGCAAATTCGCTAAACGATTTTGAATCCATCGCATATATATACACATTGCTTGTTGTTGCCGATCCCTGGTCGGCTTTTACCCCAAGCTCGCCTCCCGAAGTCCTTTTTAATGGCAATATTGCTTCGGGACCGCGTTCACCCATGATACCGACACCACCGGAAGCAAACGGAAATATGGTCGGTCTTGAAACCACCCCACCTCTACTGAATGGTATTACACCAGATGGTCCAAATACATTGCCTTTTTCACTTTTCATCCAATTCCAAAAATCACTTAACCATCCCCCACCCTTGAAACCTTCCCCGAATATGTTTTCAGCCAGCATTTGGGCCATTAAATCCGACCACGCTCTTGCTATGCTTTCAAATACTGCTCTTGCGTAATCTTCAAAGCTATTTAGTTCACCCGTTATGGCATCGTAAAAAACATTGCTGAAATTCTCCTGCATCGCCCATGCGGTGCGTTCGGAAAGTGCTTGCATGGAAGTTAATTCTTCTTCAACAATATTGGTTGTATTTTTTATCAGTGTCCAATATTGTTCGAACCGTGCCATTTCTTGTTCGTCCGGTGCCGGAAAACCAGGGGCGTCCCGTTGCAATACTTCCGCTTGTTTAAAACGCATATATTCAAAAGCATCGGCCGCAGTATAGGTGGCCCTTTCCATTCCCTCCAATTTTTTTATGTATTCCTCTATATTTTTAGCAGCCTGCTCCCACGGATCAGCATCATCAATATCCTTAAAAAATGCTTCAATTGTTTTGTCCAATCCGTCATATACGGTTTTTATTTGGGGAATCTCTTTTTCGGCATGGTTCAAAATTAGTCTTGACCACTGCTCAAATCGTGCCATCTCCTGGTCATCTATTTTCAACAAATCAATATGTGCTGGTGCTCCCCCTTTAATTCTTTCTATTTCTTTATTAACAAGTGCAATCTTGTCTCTTAGCGTCTCCCATCTTGAGGTAGCAATGCTTATATCTTCCCCCGTAACGGCACCCAAATCTTCAAGTCTTTTAAGTCTTTCGAGCAATTGGCTTGATTCCCTGAATTCGTCATTTAAATTATCCAATTGCCTTCTAAGTAATGTCAAACTTGTTTCTTTTTCAAGTCCATGAATTAAATCAGCCAATTCTCTTGGAGTTGAAAGAAAATACTCACCCCAAGGAATAACACCCTCCCACGCCAATTTAAAAGCTCTTGTATCTATTGCCAGCGCATTTATTGATTTATTTAAATTTGAGACTCCCTTAACGGCAAGATTTAAAGAAGTAACGATGTTGGAGAAAAAATCTACAAAGGTATCTTTATTACTTCTGATTGTTGAAGTTAATTCTCTAATGTTTGTATTTAAATCGGAGCTTTTATCCGAAAATGCGTCTATAGCAATTGACTCAATTACTGATTTTAATTCCCGAAATGCCCCAATAACAGTACTTCGCATTTGGTCTGCAAGTCTTTTGGCTTCCCCCCTCGAAGCCCTTAGTATGGTTTCGAAGCGCTTTATTTCAGGAACCAGATCTTTTAACACAAGAGCAGCGCGACCAGAACGCATACCGAAAACCTGCATTACCTTGCCGGAATCCCATCCTGCTTTATTTATCGCTTCCAGGGCATCTATTAAGTCTTTTCCGGATCCGTCAATACCGAGTTTTTTAAATACCTGATCCACTCTTTGAAATCCGAAAGCCAGTTGGGTGCCTGCCATTGATGCCTGAATACCCGCATTTCCCAATGTCCCAATTAAAGCAGAGAGCCGCTCAAGACTGTATCCATAGGCTTTTGCAACTGGAGCCGCGTACCTAAAAGACTCTGCCATCATCTCGACATTTGTGTTGGATCGGGTTACAGTTGCAATAAAAACATCATTTACCCTGGATAAATCTTCAACACTTAACCCCATTGCTGTCATGGCATTAGTGGCTATATCCGCGGCCTGTCCAAGTTGGATATTTCCGGCTGTTGCCAAATCTAACATATTGGGCAAAGCCATTATAGCCTTAGTCGCCTCAATACCTACCA